TGTAAGAGGTTGGCCTGGGTAGAGAAAGAGGATTATTTTGATGTGTTTGCCGCTTGCCATGTAGATAAACTGGATGCTTGGGTAGAGAAGAGGAAGAAGATTAAACAGTTTAGCTTCCAACGTTCTTATGGTGCTGGTGTTAATGCTATATCAGAATCACTAGGTATACCCAAGGAAGAAGTACGTAAGTTTATAGAGGCAGAGGAAGCTATGTACCCTGGTGTAACTAGGAAGTACAGAGAGTGGATAGGTGTAGTAGAGGCGAGTAGAGCGCCCTCTCAGTACAGAACTAGCTTAGGTTTACCCGCTGGTGTAGGTAAGTTACTCTCTATAACAGGGAAGGTATATACATTTTATGAGGAAGATTCCCCTCAATGGTTGATAGATAAGACTGGTAAACAGATAGGGTTTAAACCTAGTAAGATACAGAACTACCCTATACAAGGGTTTGCAGGTGAGATTCTATTAGAGGCTATGGGTAGGATATATAGATACTTAATGCGTACAGAGCACAGTCATCACGGCCTTAGGATGATTAACACTGTACATGACTCTATAGTATTTGATGTTAGAAATAAAGAAGTTCTAGAAGCTTTTGTACCTAACTTGAAAGAGATAATGGAAAGTGTACCAGAATATTTAAAGGAGTCCTATGGTATAGACTTTGATCTACCTATTAAGTGTGACATTAAAGTGGGTAAATCTTGGGGTGAATTAGAAACATATAACTTTTGATATAGGAGAAGGAAGATGCTATTAAACTTATGGCCTATTACTCAAGTAGTAAATGGTGAAATGTCTCAACAACAGTATGAGGATAAGGCTCAAGAGTTAGTTAAAGACTGGGTGTTTGAGATGGTGGCTGATAGGAGAATTACAGTAACACAATTAAAGTTAATGTTAGAAACAGAGTACGTAAAATACAAGTAGGAGAAACAAGTATGGCACAAGTAACAGGTAGAATAGATCGTATATCACATAACTACGAGAAGTTTTCAGTACAAATTAATGGTGATTGGTTTGGTACTAAGCAAGAGTGGGCACCTAAGCCTGAACCAGTGGCAGGAGAAACCATCACCTTTGAGTCTGGTACTACAGGTAAGTACTTGCAGAAGGTAGTGATTGTTAGTGCTGGAGGCGCTTCTGCACAAACTGAGAATGCTTCTCCTCCTCCTCCTCCTACTTCTGCTGGCGCTCTTAGGGGTATAGGTGTAGCTATGGAGCACCCTTTCCCAGTAGGTGCATTTGTAAGAGAGAGGGCTATCATTAGGCAGAATGCTCTGACTAATGCTGTTAAGTTTCTTGGTGTTGTTGGAGAAGCAGAGGTTTACTCTACTGAAGATGTGATTGAGGTAGCGAGAGAGTTCGAGGCGTATACTTCAGGGGATTCTGATCGTGAAGAGATCGAGCAAGCTGTAGCTGAGAGGTTCGATAGCGAGTAAGTATGAAACCTTTAATTGATTTTGATATAGTTTTATATAGTGGAGGGTTTGCCGGGGAGACCCGGCTATACTCTGTGGGTGGAGAACTCTTCCAGTATATCAAGGACGCTAGGAATTACTGTAGTTATATGGAGCTACCAGTCGAAGAGATTAAGAAGAAAGTGATACACCCCCCTCTAGAGCACTGTTTGGGGAATGTCAAGACTTTGATTAACTCTATCCTAGAGGCTACTCAGGCTACTGAGTATGTAGGTTACTTATCGGGTAAAGAAAACTATAGAGATGAGATAGCTACCCTTAAGCCTTATAAAGGTAATAGAGATCCTACTTTAAAACCCTTCTGGTACGAGGAGATAAAGGAGTACTTGATTAAGCATCAAGGGGCTGTTGTTACAGAGGGTAACGAAGCTGATGATGCTATGGCAATAGCTCAGTATGCGAGATATGACCCGGTCAAGAAAGGGTACTGTGATACTATCATATGCACTATTGACAAGGATCTGGATGGCTGCCCAGGTTGGCACTATAATTGGAGGAAGCGTACTAAATACTGGATTACTGAGGACGAAGCCCTTACTAACTTCTATAGGCAGCTACTTACAGGGGATACAGTAGATAATATCCCCGGTTGCCCTGGTATAGGTAAGATTAAAGCACAAAAGATTATAGATTCTTGTGGAACTAATGTTGAATTGTTTTGTCGAATAGGCATGGAGTATGCTATAAAGTATGAAGATCCAGAGGCTATGATGTTGGAACAAGGGAGTCTACTATGGATACAACGTGAACCTGAACAAATGTGGAGTATAGAGTAGTGCCTACAGTTTACTTTACTAGTGACACACACTTCGGACATTTAAAGGCTTTAGATTTCAGGCCGGGGTTTGATAATATAGAGCAGCATAATGAGTTCTTGATAGCACAATGGAATAGTGTAGTAAGACCTTCGGATATGGTGTGGCACTTAGGTGATGTAGCTCTAGGTAATAAAAGTTATCTTCAGTGCCTGCTGTCGTGCAATGGTAGAAAGAAACTGATTATGGGGAACCATGATAAATATAAGTTTAAGTACTATACACCTTGGTTTGATGAGATTTATGGAGCAGTTAGAGCGTATCATGGTATGATACTTACGCATATACCTATACATCCTGCTAATCTAGAGTTCAGATGGAAGGCTAATATACATGGGCATATACATGATCCAACTGGCTATGATTTAGGCGCTAACTATATCAATGTGTGTACGGACGTAAGGAAATTTGCTCCTGTATCTTTAGACCAGATTAAGTTCGAGTTATCCGATGCCTATTAAATACAGAAGCGGATTAGAAAAAAGGCTACACCAAGGACCATTAAAGTCCTGGCTATATGAACCAGAGAAGTTACAGTACTGGGTAGAGCACTACTATACCCCTGACTTTGTTAAAGGTAACATAATGATAGAGGCTAAAGGTTTCTTCAGGGCTGGGGATACACAGAAGTATCTAGCAGTGAGAGATTATTGGGGTAAGGAGCAAGAATTAGTATTTGTATTTACTAATCCTAATAAACCTTTACCTAATACTAAGGTAAGAAAGAAGACGGGGACTAAAAGGACAATGGGTGAATGGGCTGAAGCTAATGGATTTAGATACTTCACTGAGGTAACTATAGAGTATTTGATATGAAAGTTATACATGATAAAGATGCTGAGTACGTAGGGTTACTGTTATCTAAAGATGAAGTCAAAGCTTTAGCTCTTCTAGTTGGGAGGCTGAAAATTTATGGGATGGCAGAGCAGATACAGATAGAGGAAGATTTGTACCCAACTATTAATTTAAATAGAGAAAAAGTTGATACTATTGCGGCGTCTTACTGGGATACACTAATGGATTTCCACCCCTATAATGGGGATGCTTATGTATATAAAGACGAGGACTCTACTAGTAAATGACACAAGTACATCTAGTAATACCGGACACACAGACTAAACAAGGCGTACCTAACCAACACTTAACGTGGATAGGTAAGTACATAGTAGACTATCAACCCGATACTATCATACATCTAGGGGATCATTGGGATATGTCCGCTCTATCTACCTATTCCCCTGCATTAGAGAAAGAGGGTCAGAGATTAATACTGGACATAGAGGCAGGTAATAAAGGGTTTGAATTACTTGATGCACCTTTAATTAGATACAATAAGAGTAGAGTTAAGAGAAAGAAGAAGCAGTACGCCCCACGTAGGGAGTTCCTACATGGCAACCACGAACATAGGATAACTAGATATGTTGATAATCATCCCGAGCTTGCAGGTTTTCTTGACATTACACAACTCAGGTGTGATGGTTGGAATGTTAATGACTTTCTAGAAGTAGTAAAGATAGATGGTGTGTGGTACTCCCACTTCTTCTATAACCCTAAGTCAGGTAAACCTTGGGGTGGTAGGTGTGACAACATACTTACTAAGGTAGGTAATACATTTACTATGGGACATAGACAGGGTAAGGACGTTTCTGAGAGGACTATAGGGGACGGTACTACACAGAGGGGTTTGATAGCTGGGTCCTGCTACCTCCACGAAGAGAAGTATCTAGGTCCACAAGGGGCTGAGTCATGGCATGGTATCATAATTAAACATGAGGTTGAGAATGGTGAGTACGATCTGATGGAAGTTAGTTTAAACTATCTATGTAGGAAGTACGAACAGATGCCCTTAGATAAATTCCTGAAGGAGATAAAGTAATGGCTACTAAAGATCCTTGGGTTACAGGAGCGGCTTTTGGCCGATGGTATGACCCTGCTGTTGAGGGCAAGATAGCTTACTACTCTGTGGAACCCGGAGGGGTAATAAGGTACGGGACGGGTATCGCACCTACGATGGTAATAGACAATACAGAGGCAGAGAAACAACTAGCTAAAGATATAGAAGAGAAAGGTTTAACTCTAGTAGCTGCTGAAGAAGAAGGGTATGAATCAATTGGAGAGTACCAACTTACTATAACTAGAGATGTGCATCGAAACCGTACTACTTTAATGATTACTGATAGTGTTGATGCTATACTTTTTAGTGCTGTCATACCAGATTCAGCAGCTCACACTTTCATTATGCCCGTATCTTTAGGACATAAAGATTTTATAATACTGAAAAAGAAAGAATAAAATGATAGACCTAGAAGAACTAAAAGAAGAGTTAGCTAATACCTTAGATCCAGATGATGTAGTGGTACTATTGGAGATAGAGACTCCAGAGTTATTAGAGATGTTTGAACATAAGTTAATTGAACATATAGATAAGTTTACTTGTTATGATATATCAGAGATAGACAATGACACAACAGAGGAGAGTAGTGATGAAGAAGTTATATAAACGTAAATGGTTAGGTACTACTAATAGTGAGGCCGGGGAAGGGGCAGAGTTCTTGTTATATGAGATTGATGCCGAGAGCAAGTACATATACGGTAGTGCCATTGTATCTGATGGCTACCAAGGTGTAAGTTTATCGTTTGATTTAGATAGCGTAAAGGGTAGGAAGGAGGCTATGAAAAAATTAGATGTTCTTGTAGAGTCCTTCGAGGAGATGAAGAAGTATATAGCTGATCTTGATGAAGAGAGGTCCGATAAGTAAATGTCAGTAATAGATACTAAACATGGACCTACCCTAAGTATTTCTCAGGAGATTCACTCTATGAAGTACCGTAGTGAGGGGGAGTCCTTCTCAGAGGCTGCCGCTAGATTCTCACATACTCTAGCGGATAGCCCTGAACACTTCAGAGCACTATATAATATCATACTAGATATGAGGTTCTTAGGAGGTGGTAGGACACAAGCTGCTATAGGTTCTCCTAGAAACGTAACGGCGTTCAACTGCTTTGTGTCTGGTACTATAGAGGATTCCTTTGATTCTATAATGACTAGAGCTACTGAAGCAGGACAGACTATGAGGTTAGGGGGAGGTATAGGGTATGATTTTTCAACCCTCAGACCAAGAGGGGATAACATTGTTAGTCTTGATTCTCGCTCCTCTGGTCCTATTAGTTTTATGGATATTTATGATGCTATTTGTCATACCATTAGTTCCGCTGGTCATCGTCGTGGTGCTCAGATGGGTGTACTTAGAGTGGATCACCCCGATATCGAGGAGTTTATCAGGGCTAAGCAAAACGTAGATAAGCTTAGAGCTTTTAATATATCTGTAGGTATTACAGATAAGTTTATGGAAGCAGTGGAACAGGATGGGGACTTTGATTTAGTGTTCAATGGGCGGGTATATAAAACTATTAGAGCTAAGAATCTATATGAAGAGATCATGAGGTCTACTTGGGAATGGGCGGAGCCTGGGTTCCTATTGATTGATACTATCAATAGACAGAACAATTTACACTACTGTGAGACTATAGCAGCTACTAACCCCTGTGGGGAACAACCTCTACCCCCTTATGGTGCCTGTCTACTAGGTTCCTTTAATCTAGTAAAGTATATAAAGAGTACTGTTGTAGGTTCAGATAGATCTATGCCTGTAAATGATTACATAGAGTATGGTTTTGATATAGACCAACTTAAGAAAGACATACCTCATGTAGTTAGAGCTATGGATAACGTGATAGACAACACTACGTACCCTCTACCTGAACAAGAAGAAGAAGCTAAGTCTAAGAGAAGGATGGGTCTGGGTGTTACTGGTGTAGCTAATGCAGGGGAGATATTAGGGTATGCCTATGCTTCCTCTGAGTTCTTAACCTGGATGAGTAACACCCTTAAGCTGATTAGGAATGAGGTGTATAGTGCTAGTGTAGAGTTAGCTAAAGAGAAAGGGATATTCCCTGCTTTTGTAAAGGAGGAGTACTGTAAGGGTAAGTTTATCAAGACCCTGCCTACCTCTATACAGAAGAAGGTAAAGGAATTCGGTATTAGGAACAGTCATCTACTGTCTATAGCCCCTACAGGTACTATTAGCCTAGCGGCTGATAACGTGTCTAGTGGTATCGAACCTGTATTTAATTACTACTATGATAGAACTATTCAGACCTTCGATGGTCCAATAACTGAGAGAGTAGAGGACTATGCCTACAGAGTACATGGTGTAGAGGGTAAGATATCTAGTGCCTGCACTGCTCAAGAACATCTAAGTGTACTAGCTACCGCACAAGAGTACGTAGATAGTGCTGTATCTAAGACTATTAATGTTAATCCAGAGATGCCCTGGGAAGAGTTTAAAGAGATTTATATGACAGCCTGGAAGCTAGGATGTAAAGGGGTCACTACCTTCAACAGTAGTGGTAAGAGGTTCGGTGTACTAA